CCGCCAATGGTCATGTTGAGGCCGTCTGGGACTACTGTGTTTTCGAGAGCAATGGCTACCTTTTCGAATACGTCTACTTGGTGCGGGCCGATTACCGCCAGTGTCTGAATGTCCGCCGGCGATGTCTTTAGCGCTTCTTTGAGCAGAGAGCACTTTGAGGATTCCCTCATGTGCTCCTTGAATCTTTCCGCTGGAAAACGATTGGTTTGACCAATGTACTTGGAACCATTTCCGAGTGAAATCTTGTAGATCCTATGAAGCCTGCACGAGTCTCCCGACGACTTTGCGATTCGCGATGCTACAGCACTGGCAGCCATGCGGACGAGACTCATTATATAGTTTTATATTATTTCGTAGGGGAAGCTGTGATTTAACCCTGTGCGTGTCGATATGATTAAAGAATATTCGCATCTATAAAAATAATGTTTGATTACATTATAAACAATGATGAAGATGCACCACATTCTGCTGACCTTGGCCGTCCTTGCGATCGTCGTTTTTGGCGCAATGCAGTTCATGAAGATGAAGAAGATGAAGAAAGAAAAATTCATCATGCAATTGTACCGCCCCACCCCTGTGTTGTCCGTCCCCGAGAACACCTGGGACCCTGCTGACACGCTGACGGCCGCTCTCCCCAGTAAAGACGGTCCGAAACTCGTCGTAGAACTCGGCGATTATAGGAGATTTCAAAGGGTGTAAATATATATAAATACGGTTTGTCGATACGAAATATCATGTCGACAAATATGATAATTTAAATAATACCGTGTTGTAAAAATCATAAAATGGGTTATATTTATATACTCAAATCTCCATCAGGAAAGATCTATATCGGTCAAACTATACGTTATATACATAAAAGACTCGAACGACATCAACAAAAAGGTAATAAATGTCGGGCAATTTATGGCGCCATCAATAAATATGGATGGGAAAACTTTGAGATTGATTGGTATGAGTGCCCGGACAATCAATTAAATAAACACGAAAGATGGATGGTGAAACTGATGGGGACATTATCACCTGATGGATATAATCTTAAGGAAGGTGGTGGTAATGGCAAATTATCAGAGGAAACAAAACAAAAGTTGAGAGAAGCGAACCTTGGGAAAATACTATCGAAAGAAACAAAACAAAAGATGAGCGAATCAACAAAAGGTGAAAAAAACCCAATGTTTGGAAAAACAGGAGAGTTATCACCTATGTTTGGAAAAACTGGCGACAAGCACCACAGGTTTGGAAAAAAAGACAGCAAAGAAACGAAACATCAGAAAAGTATTGCTCGAACAGGCGAGAAAAATCCTCAATTTGGTATGACTGGTGATTTGTCTCCAACCTCTAAAAAAATATATCAGTATGACTTGAACGGCGTATATATCAACTGTTTTGGGTCTTTAAGAGAAGCCGCTAGAAGTTTAGATAAAACAGACCATTCTAACATTTCAAGATGCGCATCTGGCACAAAAAAATATGCATATGGTTTTATATGGTCTTATGACCAACACGAATATTAATCACTCTATTTTGGCGGTCAAAACCCAGCCCCAGCTTCCAAATGCCCCTGGCGATAACACGACATCTACTATGTCTCCTGCGGATAAATAGCGTTCAGATTTCACTTTGCACACAATGTCATCCCAAGAACCATTTTCCTCGGCGTACTTCAACGGCGAGAAATTCGGAGATGCCTTTGATTTTATGTAGTTATGAATAAGTAGCAGATCACCTTTGTTTCCACTGGCGCGTGTGATATCTAATCTAGTGTATTTATCGTATACACATCGGTCGATTTTCGTCGCCTGAGTGTCCCTTACGACTTTTACGTTTGTAAACACGAGTTCGATCGGTTTATCATCGTAACGGAGTTGGTGAAATTTCCCACGCTTTACAGTTGTGAGTTTTGAGGGGTCCATTGTAATTACAATAAAATATTTGTTTAAGTTATATACAAATGGGTGCTTCTTTCAGTTCAACTGGCGGAACCGGGAGAAATGTTCGGATTTCTGATTGGTCGAGTTCAAAGTGCGCAAGAATTCCCGCGTATGCTGATAGAAGAGTATGGACGTTGAAGAACCTTTACAAAGTAAAAGATATCAACGAGTTCCCCCCTCAAGTATATTCCGCTCAGGATGCGGAGGCTGATATTTCTGATTGTATCGCTGGTGTTCGGTTGCGTTATTCTTACAAGATAGTGTCTACGAAACGTTTAGAAGCCATAAAAGGCAAGGATCTGCGCAGATACGCTCTGCAAAAATACCATGGCTACCCGGACATGATTGACCAGCGGGCCATTTCAATTCTGCCGTACACAAAGCAGAATGCTGCTATAGACGTAAGATATTATAAGAAGTATCGCCAGCCGTATTTCATTGTGGACAAAGTAACGTCTACTGTGAGGTCTCGCGATGGTAAAATTATGCGCCAGCCTGGACAGAAGGGTACCGAAGTTAAGTATTCTTACGACCGCGCTGATATGGCAAAGAAAGGGAAATTCGAGGCTGGCAAGAAGAAATACGATGTGCGCAAGTACCCGCTCCAATCCATGAAAGATGGCAGTGTGGGTCGCGTCATCCCATGCTCCGTAGATCCTGCAATGTGCACCCCAGGTCAGCAGACATTCATATCAAGGGATGTTGGTGATGCATTGAAGCGCGCCGCGGTGGTGAATGCAAAACAACGCAAGCAAACGACGAGGTTCCTCCAGACATCCCATGCAAAGAAAATCCAGGCACTTAACAAAAAGATCGCATCGGCGCCTCCTGAAGTCAAAGCTCGCCTGCAGAAACAACGCCAGAACATGCAAGTTAAATTCAGACTGAACACCGCCAAGGCGGAGCAAACGAATCGGATTCAAATCCAGTCTGGAAAATCCAAGAACTGGCAGCAGAAACGCGCTGCTCTGGGAAAACAAAAGCAGGCGCAAATGCAGATGGAAAAGGCAAAGAAAAAACAAGAAGAGATGCTCCGTCGCCAGCGGGCAGAACAAAAAGCACGCGAGGATGCCGCGCTCAGGAAGCAGAGACAGCAACGCCGTCAGAACCCACCTCCTGCAGTGGGTAGAACCCCTCCTGGGAAAAAACAAAGGGGGTTCACTCCAAGTGCACCTCCCATGCCTCAACGGGGGTTCACCCCCAGCGCCCCACCCATGCCCCAGAAAGGATTCTCTCCGTCTGGCCGCCAACGCACCGGAGCTACTCCCCGTAGTAAAGCCAGGAGTTCCCGGTAAACTTATTTTTCCCATTCTACGAAACAACACTCATTGTTAACAACTTGGCCAACAAGTTGGAAAAACTCTTGGGTCTTATTCAACCCGACCATTCTAGCTGAAGGAATACCGTCTTCGCAAAACACCACGGTTGGTAGAGATCGTACACTGAACAGCTTACTGATGACTTGGTTTTCGTCGTGATTGACATCATAGACATCAATATCGAGGTCTAGTTTCGCAATCTTGGGTTCAAGGTTTTTGCATGCTCTGCATGACTTCGATGTAAACTTGATGAGCGCGTATTTGCGTCCTGATTGCAGACCGCCGAGCATCTTCTGGTAGCTGTTCACCTTGACAGTCTGCATTTTTATTTGATACATTACTAAAACGACAAAATGTCTTATATACATATACCTGACGATATGTTACATATTGACACCATTCGCTATGTAACGTATGTACGATATTCGTTATCATCAAAACATGAATTATGCGCTCAGCAACGACGACATGCGTTTTTCTATTGAGTTTACATCTCAAATTTTTGCGGACAAAGAACCGACGAGCGTCGCACTCGGGATAACGAGCGATGAGTTTACGGACGTCTTCAGCGACGTTATGGAAAAATCTATATTGAGCGGGTATTCGTATGCATTTCATTCGGAACATGGTGACGCGGTGGCTCTTAACATCCCGTATGACCAATTTATTAACGTGGAGTATAACGTGTTGAGCAAGATTGAACCGATGTTTGCTCTCTTCGATGCTATGAAATATGAGCCAACTGGTAAATGTCTCTATGTGTTTTCTATCGCCTCCGACGGCCGTGGTCTCGCGAGTCAACTGCTACAGCACACGATTGACGAAGCGAAAGCACACGGTTTCGAGTCTATTCTCGCGGACTGTACCAACATAAAGAGTCAAAATTTATTTGAAAGGCACGGGTTCGTTACAAGGTCGGAAGTTACGTATGGCGGTTTTGAACATCAGGGAATGCATTCGTTCAAAAACGTGAGTACCACGAGGAGCATCAAAAAGATGGAACTAATGTTATAAATAATATTATGTGTAATAAATGGCAAGCCCAATCACAGTTCACGTTATTTTGTTCGTGATCATGACAATCTTATACAAATACATCCCAGGGGGGTTTAACAACAACTTTGCAAGAACAGACGGCCTTAAGAAGGAACCGACGTGGATGGACGTTACTTACATGAGTGCGGTTACACACACGACGACGGGATTTGGAGATTTCCTCCCGTCCACGAATATGGCAAGGTTTTTCGTTACATTACACGTGGTCTTGGTGTTCTGTTTTGTTATCCTGGGCGTAAAAATTTGATTTACCTCTGAAGGGGGAGGAAGCCCGGCATCACTTTGCTTCCCTTCTCGGAAACGTCCTGGGGGCGAGCAAAGGCATTTTCACCGCCGCCGCTGAATGGCATACTTGCGTCGCGCAGATACAACACATATGCCCGTACGCCAGGGAGAATCTGTTTAAGGCACTCGGTGATGACGAGCGTGTTTATTTTTTTTAATGATTCTTTGACGTTTCCGTTGAACGTAGAGTCCTGCACGTAAATACCGCACATCATCATGGTGAGCTCATCGCCGTTTTGGGGCCCGATGTCCACACCGGTGTATCTCTTCGTCTGAGATATCAGCTTCCCCTGGATGAAGTCTATGTTCTTCTTGGAAAAAAAGGTGGTATTGAACTCGCTGGGAGTTTCATGGAGGACTCTCAGGGCCGCAGCGACTGTGGGCTCTAATGTATAATCTCCGAATTCCCCGGAAATTTTATATGGGTCCGAGGTAGGGAAAATCATATTCTTAATGGTGTTCATCGCTTCGTCCATACTTTGTTTATGTAATCAATACATATTTTTTTAGTCGGTTTTCACGACGCTGTTGGTGATGGGGATATCGCCGGGGTTGAAGGGGATGCCTTTGAAACGGGGGGTTTAGATGTTCTCGTTTGAGAATACTCGGGGGAAGGGAGCCAGTACCCAAGGATTCCAGTTAGCACAGGCAGGTAAACGCCCTCGGATTTTCCTATAGCCATCATTGCAATCGTAAACGCCATTACTGTTCCAGAAATACCTACCTGGACGGCAAACCTCATCATGCGACTATGGTGATTTCTCCTATCAGTTATGAGCTCCTGGTACTCGTCGTATGGGATTTTGTTTTTCGTGACCAGATCGAGGGTATACGCATCTTCGTACGATAGCCGCCCTTCTTCTAGCAATTCGTATTGCATCTCTTTCATATTCCGGGCACGCAGATGCTCTGTGACAGTTGCTGTGTTAGACATTTGATACAAGTCGTAATATTAAAATATGCTCATTTTTGCGAATACTTTTTGTCACACAAAGTTTTGTATCGACAAAATGAATGTTTATGGTACTATATATTTAGCAGTTGAACTTCTTGCACCACGTGTCTCCGGAAACCACACCCTTGTTCTCGGGCACGGGGGGCAGCACCTTGGGACCGCTCGCCATTTCGGCGGGGGTGCTGAACTCGCCCACGTAGTTGGGGTCGAACTTCTCGGCCTTCTTCTTGCCGAACATCTTGCCGAACAGCATGCCGGTGGCGAAAAACGCGATGATGATGAGCACGAAAACAACTGGGTTGCTGGGAACGAATTTCATGTGTGTATACATACGCAAAATATTATTTTTTTACGTCTGCAGTGTCAATCTTGGGCGCATTAGCCTCTTTGGCATTCATCACCGAGTCTACCATGGTGCCTATCACGAAGGCGAGGAGCATGATAGTGAACAACAGACCGGGTGTTTTTTCTAATATTTGCATCATCACTTGGTGTTATATTAATATATACATATTTTTATAATAATTTATGTAGATTTAACTAAAATATTATAAACTGGTATACAAAGATGGACGACATCGAAACCATCTCAAAGTTCGGCGTGGACGACACGTACATCTTCATCGCAGACTCGTCAAAACGTGACAAGGCGGCATACCCAACAGCATCGGAGTTCGAAGTTACTTTCAACAGTCAGTTCAAGAACATTGTCAAGTTCGAGGTCCTCCAAGCGTCTATCCCGAGGACGGACTATCTCGTCGACGACACCGAATGCTCTTTCACGTATGCCATCACTCAACCGACGAACATAAATACGTGGCAGCAGGAACTTACGAAAATTAACCCACTTACAGGTAACTCGAGTATCCGAACGGCCAACATAACACCTGGAGATTATAACTTTCCCCAGCTGGTTGACGAGATGAACAGAGTGCTGGAGGCGACGTCCAATACGTTCAACGATACCGTGACTCTTAGGGTGAGCCCCACATCCAACCCGTCCGAAATTACCAACAAAATGACCATAACAGCGTCCGGACCGTTTACGCTCCTTGGCGACCAGAGCACGATCAAGTCGACGATAGGGTTTGGAGACCCGGTTAATACAAACAACCAAACTTATTCAGTCGTCCCGGGATATAGCACAAACTTCCCGAACGGAGCCGCTAACGTTTTCTTGTCCGCACAGTCTACCGTCTCTGGAGTGCAGCAAAATACGTTCGTTGGCGTCTTCCCACCAGGAGATGACACGTCTTATTCTGGAATTTATACTGGACGGATTCTCCGGCAATACTTCGTCGCACAGGCCGGTGGAGTTCCATCCGCGGTCACCGGGTACTTTAAGGATATTGGAACAGCACCAACTGGCGGATTTGTCGTGAATCTTGCAATAAAGAATGCGTCAACAAATACTACAATTGCATCTGGAAACATCACGTCAATAAACGACGACCTTACGCCATCTGTCACGACAGGTCTGACCGTGGTGAGCAATTTTATCCAAGGACAGAGTTATTACGTAGAATTCACCCCGGACGCTTCCACGGCCACGACGAGTACGTATTGTACGAACCTATGGCACACAGAGCCGAACCTGCCTGCGGTCTCTGGATCTTACATTCAGATAGACGGCGCCACCGTATTTCCCGGGCAACTTTTTTCTGTAGACGTTGTTTCAGGCGCGTTTGGTAACAATCTCGTTTCACCCGGAATCGTTAACATCACAGGTGCCAGGTATCTTAAGATCAGGTGCCTAGAACTTGAGACTCTGATTTACAAGGACAGGGTGGGAGAGCCGACAACCGCGGGAGTGGGTATCGTGAATATCATCGGATATGGGTTTGCAGAGGCCAGATACAGTTTTTCTTCTATCCCTATAAAACCTTTCCACCCTATCGGGAAGCTACAAAAATTAACGTTCAGGATAGAACGACCAGACGGTTCGCTCTATAACACGAACGGTGTAGATAATACTTTCTTGTGTGCATTGACGTTCCGTGCTGTGCCGAATAACTCCGTGAACAAAACGTTCGACGGACCTGGAGCATACCCCGCCGCACCTGGATACACCGGAGACTACATACAACTCCAGCAGGCACGCTGGAAACAGGAAGCGACCGCGACGTATCCTACTACGAAAGCAACGTATAACAAATGTCGCCCACGGACTTAATTTTTTCATACATCAATTTTATCGATAAGATTTGCTTTCGTATCGACAAAACGTTTTTTGATCAACTAATACGTACTTGTACGCGACCACCCACCTCCATCACATCCACATGGCTTATCAGCGTTAGTAGTATTGAAAACCATCAGGGTGAAAAACTCGATTACAAAGTTTTTAGTATTATTACTGTTGTCTGCATTTTCGATGTTTATTTTGTCTGGGATAAGCTTACCAATTTCAGATATGTCATCGTCATTATTTATTGGATTATTTAAATCGAAAAAGCCGGGGCTCAGCTCGATATCATTTGACATTTATAATCAATAATATTTTATTTTATTGAAATCTACTTATATCTCTCCAATCCGTCGAACTTGTTGTCAACAAATTTGTTTATTTCCTGTACGAAATGTACTTGAGATGTAAAGTAAAGATTGCCGAACGCGAAAGACGCAACGCCGCCACCAAGATCATCCGGTGTGATGTAGGGCATGTGCGTCGCCGCGAGTATCAGAACACCTATGATTACGGCGAATTGAACAATCAGGGAAACCGCGCTGACCAACGGGGAGTCCTTGGGATACTTTTTGTGGATTGCGATATTTATATACCGGTTTAACGTGCCTGTCGCGACTCCAAGAGCGAGTCCTGCTATCGCGAATGCTATTATTGTCCAATGCGGTAGACGTCTCATTTTTACATTATGCAAACATAATTATTTAAGCGGGAAAATTATGCAGAGCATACAAGACATTCATCAACAGTTACTGCGATTGCGTTAGCGGAAGGTTGAGACCTCAGGTAGTACATAATCGTCTTGAGGCCCTTCTTCCAGCCGTAAAACAGCATACTAGAGACACTCTTCAGAGACGGTGATGCCAGGAAAAGGTTCATAGACTGCGTCTGGTCTACGAATGGTGCGCGGTCTGCGGCCAGGTCGATGACGGTCTTCATAGAAATCTCCCATGCGGTTTTGTACACCGCTTTGAGCTCCGCGGGAATACCAATTACCCGCTGGACGGATCCGTTATTGGCAATAATCTTGTTCTTCATTGCCTCGGACCAAGTGCCACGCTCGATAAGGTCGCGCACAAGGTACGAATTCACCACTGGGAACTCACCTGCGAGCGTCCGCCTGGAGTAAATGTTAGACGTGATGGGCTCAAAGGCCTCGACACTTCCGCAGATCTGCGCGGTGCTCGCGGTCGGCATCAGCGCGGTGGTCAGCGAGTTGCGAACTCCGTTTTTGACGCGCTTCTCCAGTCCGGCCCAGTCGAGATTGCTCTTGGGGGTTGCCCCCCACAGGTGATACTGCATCTTCCCCTGGCTGGCAGGAGAACCCTCGAACGTGGGATGGGGTCCGTGAATTTCCGCGAGTTCGACAGACGACTCCACGGCCGCGAAATAGATGTGCTCGAAGATTTCCCTGTTGAGGTCACGGGCCTCCTGCGAGTCAAACGGCAGCTTCAGCTTGAAGAACACATCCTGGAGCCCCTGAACTCCAACACCTACCGGACGGCGGAGCATGTTGCTGTTCCGGGCTTCCTTGGTCGCATAGGACATGATGTCAATAGACTTGTCTAGGTTCTTCGTAAGGATCTTCACGTGACGGCGCATGTCCTCAAGATCGAACTTACCGTTCTTCACGTAGTTCTTAAGAACGATGCTGCCAATGACACACACAGCGGTCTCGTCCTTCGAGGAATACTCTACGATCTCATTGCACAAGTTGCTCCCCTTGATAACACCGGCGTTCATCTGCATGTTAGCCCGGTTTACCGCGTCTTTGTTAGAGAC